AGTTTTCAAACATATGAGATAAGATAATCCTGAGCTTTGCTTTTGTGTCAAGCAGAAAGTTGCTTTAGCATTCCCCTTTATTAGATCAGGCTGCATAGAGTTATATGTTTCGAGTTCATTTATTAGCTATAAACCGTCACCCAAAGCTTCAAATCGTCCTCACTTGGACAAATGGGGATAAAGCCTTATGTGGTGCGGAGATATGATGGACTATGTTTGGACTTGGACATTGAGAATTTGGACGTTTCTGGACCTTCTTTAATCACCGATAACTTCAAATTGCGCTGATTTTGGACTGGATTTGGACATCTGCCACTTCCAGTCCAAATCATCGATTTAAAAAAGCCGCAACTGAAGTGACAAAACTCCGATTAGATATATATCGAGACCCTGATCCGGGTCTAATATCTGGACTTTGTAGTCTATATTAAATGGCTGTAAGATAATACGTTTATTGGCGTGATCGAGTTCCACTTTCTTGAGCGTGACACCATCATCAGCTCGGACTGCACTGACCTTTTCATTCGCCAATTCCCAATCAAGCTCCTGTTTGATGACCACGATGTCTTCATGTAGGATATTGGGCTCCATGCTATGTCCATTTACTCTAAATGCCATATAGTTATCTGGTCTGCCGGGTAGCAAAGAGCGAGGGAGTTCTATGTTTTCGCCTAAATCCCGCAGGTCTACGACATCCTCTCTGGGTCCGGCGGAAATTTCGCCAAGAATCGTGAGGTTTATCGTGCGAGTGTAATCTATTGTAGGCGCTTGGATTAGCCCAGTGCGACTATCGACCACCTTGAGCTTCTCTTCCATTCTCTCCTTCATCCACCCGTCAAAATCCTGCACAATTTGGGTCGTACCCTTGCCAGTCAGAAGCCAATTTACATTGATTCCATTCTCTGACATCTTGAGTAAAAGTTCGGGATCGGGATACCTCTCTCCGGATTTATAGCGGGATAATGAGGCTCCGGAAATACCATATTTTTCGGCAAACTGATAATTCTTTAACTTCATGTTCTTCATCAGCATAGCCAGTCGCTTTCCGACTTCCTTGGCTGCCATAATACCTCCATTGTTCAAAATCTCATTGACAATATCCATTTGGATAGCAATATGAACTCGGAACAGCTAAACAGAGTTATATAGATGTGTCAATCCTTTTTTTGAGAGGGGCATTTCCCAATGGCATTCGTGCCGTCAAGAATGAGCACCTTTCGGAAATGTGCCGGAAAGTTCCGCCAGTAGGTGGAAAGGACTTCCCAAGATATTGGATGCATGGAAGTTAGCACCCTAACTAAACTATAAAGAGAGGTGAAAATGAACGCAAGAAAGAGTCGAAAACCAGGCTGCGATGCCTGCTCGATGCAGAATGTCCAAGTCCAAACAAATCCGATCGGACTTGGACAAAACAGCATCAAGCGCTCACTGCGTATAGCTTCCGGGCACAATATCCATTCTTTTGCGGAATTTGTGTCCAAGTGCTACGAAAAATGTCCAAGTCCATGTCCAAGTCCGAAGGGATTGAAATGTCCAAGTCCGAACTCTGAGCTATGTCCAAGTCCAAATTCAAAGAAGCGGAACAAACTGGATGGTTATGAAATGGTGAACGACTTAACAATGATCTGGCTGCCCCTGGCAAGGGTGGCAGAGATAACCGGAAAATCGGTAAAGACGATACGCAGGATGGTGAAGGAAGGCAGCATAGCGGCAGTCAACAGGACTGTATCCAGCGGCAAGACCCATACCACCAAGACTTTTGTATTCGTGCATGGTGAGTTGCTTGAGACCGAGATGGCTTACCGTAGAAAGTATGGCCAACAAGCAATCAGCCTGGAGCCGGAGCGGATGAGCTTCTGCTCCGAGGAGCGGGATTGCCTGTTCATTACTTCATATACGAAGGCAGGAGAGGCATAATGGATTCCTATGACGATTTCTTAGACAGCATCGACGTAGATGCCTATAATCGAGAAGCTGAGAAGATCATGTCACTGGTAAAAGCCGGGCACAAGTTTGAGTTCATTAGAAAGTCAGGAAAAGCCAAGAAGAATATCCAAACGGATATGAAAGTGCTTAAGCCCGAGCAATTGCCAGAACCGATACATGACACTCCTATATATATGGAGAAGAGCCCAGATGTTAATCTTGAGCCGGAAACGAAGGAGTTGCTCAGCTTTATGCCGGAGGCACAGTTGTATGCTCAGTTCTGTGAAACGGTATTAGAGAGATTAGAGGAAAGTGAAGCCCGGCTCGAGACCTGGAACCAAATCGCAGTTGAATACAATAGCGGCAATCTGGTTCCGGAGCTGTTCAAGACCCGGGGAAAGAGAACTGAGAGATCGCTACGGAAGTGGGTCGACCTTTATCTTGAGACCAACCGCAATATGTTCGCTTTGATTCACAAGTCCAAGAACCAGACCAAAGGACGCAAGGTTACGTATTTGGAACAGCAGTTCATGCTTAAGCTGCTGCTGACTCCCCAGAAAGTGAAGATATATACGGCGGTTACCACTATTAAAGCTTATGCCCGTATGGGAGCCTTAGAATCTCCCAGTTCGATTCCAACCATGGTGCGCTGGTGCAATGACTGGAAACGGGACAACATGGCAATCTGGACTCAAGCGAGACTTGGCAGTAAAGCAGTGGCTGAGACCATAGTCAAGACGATCATCCGAGATTCCAGCCTCTTGAATGTAGGAGACGTATGGGTGGCAGACGGTCATACCCTGGCTTTTGATATCATGAATCCCAAGACCGGGAAAGCACAGCGGATGACCATGATCATGGTCTTTGACTGGGCATCGAGATACCCGGTAGGTGCCTCACTCGCTTTTACAGAGGACAGCCAGCATATCCAGATCGCTTTCAGAAACGCCTTCCTCAACTGGGGCGGTGTTCCCAAGTACGTCTATCTCGATAACGGCAAAGCCTTCCGGGCAAAGCTCTTTAACGAGAAGTGGCAGGAGCATGACCTCTCCAGCGATCTGGCAGGTATCTTTCCACGCCTGGGCATCCAGGTAGCCTTCGCCGAAAGCTACAATGCCAAAGCCAAGGTGATCGAGAGATTCTTCAAGACCTTCCAGGAACGCTTTGAACGCTTCATCGGCAGCTTCCGTGGTGCATCGATAGACGATAAACCGGCTACCCTGATGCGTAACGAGAAGTGGGCAAGAAAGATGTACGATTCCACTCCTCCTACCATAGAAGAAGCCATGCAGATGATTGGCTTCTTCATCCGGAAGATGTATGGCGAAGCTCCACACAGCGGCTTGAAAGGTAAGTCGCCCTGGGAAGTCTTTAGTGCCAATCCCGTACCGGAAGAGCAGAAGATCAAAGCCGACAAGCTCAATTTCATGATGATGTCCACAGTTCGTAAGACATTACGTAACAATGGTATTATGCTTAACAAGTTGATGTACTGGGATACGGAGCTGATCGGGCATATCGGTAAAGAACTGCTGATTCGCTACGATCTGAGTGATCTGCGCTGGATACTCGTCTACGATATGCAAGACAACTTCATCTGCCAGGCGGAAGTCCGCAGGTCGCAAGATCCATTCATCTTGCTGGATAAAGACAATCCGATCTCAGCGGCTGAACTGCATAAGGAGCAGAAAGCCAATAAGCGGCATCAGAAGCTGATCGCCAAGCGCACCAAGCAGATCGTCAGACAGACGCAGGAAGCGGTGGATCGATTGGTTAAGCCACTGCCGATGGCTGAGGTAGAACACAATCCCACTTTTATCCAAGCTCCAACCCTTAAAGCTCCTCCACCCAGCGCCGATCAGCTGATGGAAGAGCTTGATAAGCAAGTGCAGGCAACGCTGCCCAATAAGCTCGATCCTCCCAAGCCGCTTAAGGTGGAGGATGACGATGATGATGTAATCAAACCCAAAGAGAAGAGCTTCGAAGAGATGCTCAAGTTCATAGGAATCAAGTAAGGAGGAACCTTGAAACAGAACCAACTCGTAAGAATAAGCAATGTGGTTGAAGCCGATCAGTGCGTCAACTACCTGCTCAATAGACCCAAGATGGAGATGGTCGGACTGGGACTGATCTACGGACTGCCCGGTCTCGGCAAGACCACTTATGCCCAAAGAATGGCGTTCCAGAGAGGTTATATCTACCTGAGACTGGAAGCTACAACTACCCCTAAGTCCTTCGCAGTCGATCTGATCACTGCCTTGTATCAGCGGTTTAACCTCGGCTACAACATCCCCTACGGAACTACCAATAACCTCTTCAAGCTCAGCCTGCAGATTCTGGAAGAGCAGGAAGACATGGTAATCGTAATCGATGAGATCGACTATGCTTTCAAACACGATAAGCTGTTAGGCGCGATCCGGGACATCGTGGATGAGACCTTAACCGTAGTGATCCTGGTGGGAATGCAGAATGCCAAGGATCGTCTCTCACAGCTCAATGAATACTACTTCGACCGCTGCAACTCATTCTATGAGTTCAAGCCCGTAAGCCGCAAGGACATCAAAATCCTCGCCAAGGAAGTGCTCGAGGTAGAAGTGACCGAGAAGATCGTGGACTTGATCCATGAGTCGGCAAAGGGCAACTTACGCAAAGCCATGAAGATGATGCACTCCATCGAAACCGGAGAGCTCAAGCTTAGTGATCAAACCGGAAGAGTAATCGATCTCAAGCTCGCAAAATGAAGACTAAAGATCTGGTACTCAACTTCGTAAGGCAGTTCAAGAAGCCGTTCACCGCAGAGACGGTCTCCAGCATGATAGCTCAAGATCTCTCTGTAATTGAGCCTGTGCTGCTTGAACTGCTGGCAGATAAGACGATCAAACTCATCTCAAAGAAAGAGGGCATCTATGTCTTGGCTGATCGCTACAGTCCCAAGGTTTGTTACAACCAGAAGGGAGACTGGAAGTTCGAGATGCATGCTGCATCTGCTCTTCTCGATCTTATCGAGGCCGGGCATTACACTTCCATAAGAAAGATTGCCGATGCCTTCGGTAGGAGTCGTCAGTGGGTATTCGTCTATATGGAAGCTCTGGCATCAATTGGATGTATAATGCTGAATAATAAGCACTATAAGGTTGTCAGCAGAGATAATCTCAAAGACATCGGCAAGCAAATTGAGCCGGGCATCCTGGGTCGGATGCGACCCTCGATCAGTAAAGAAGAGAAGCTCCGCAGGGCTGAGGAGAAAGAGCTTAGAAGGCAGGAGCAACTTAATCGAGCCGAAGCCAGAGAGCTGTTAAGCGCTACAACCGAGCAGAAATCCAGACTCATAGACGCATATTTTGAGTATCTGGTGAGTGGCGAGTCTTGGAAGATAAGCTTTAAAACGTATCTCAGACAGAACGGACTGGAATAGCAGTCCAAAGGACATTCTATGACACAGGAACTACGAGAACGCAAACTACGCCGAGAAATCCATGCCCTCAGGGTTAAGAAGTTCCACTGGCCCCTGGATGGCTTCAAGTTCATCATGAGCCGTCTCGGTTATGGCGAATCACTAAGGGCTCTACCGGAAGATAAGCTCAAAGAACTGAAAGCGCTCATGATCAAGTATCGCAAGCATGGCCGTCCCAATGAGTTCACCTTTGACAAGCAGGGCAAGTACATGTTTGCCCTGATGAAACAGGCGGGTTGGACAGAGAACGACCTAAGGGCATTCACCATAAAGCATTACCATAAAAGCCACTGGAATCTGCTCGATCCCAAAGAACGCAGAGCGGTAATCGCCATGTTCCAGTCCTACATCAGAAAACAAGAAACAACTAAAGATAAAGAATAAATCCAAGGGAGGATACACATGAGTAGAAAGTCTACAAAGAACGGTAAAGACCGCACCCTAACCGATGCACAAGGACGGGAGATATCCGTTAAAGTGCTCAATCAAGACATCCTGGATCGAGAAGCAGCCGTTAGCAAAGCGATGGATCATGCTCTCAAGCTTCAGGAACGCATCATCAAGGAAAAACACAGCATCATCAAGATAGTGGAAGACTATCTGAACGATGTTGCCAGAAGGAATAACGTAGAGTGGAAAGGTAATGCCCTGCTGCTTACCTTCGATGAGAAGTACAAGATCGAAATCCGTTACCGGGAGAAGATTCAGTTCGGAATTGAGCTGCAGCTCGCTAAGCAGAAGATGGACGAGTGCATCAAAGCCTGGTCAGAGAACTCCAATGACAATCTTAAGGCCATCATCAATGAAGCTTTCCAAGTCGATAAGCGTGGTCAGCTTGCCCGTTATCGTATCTTCGCCCTGCGCCGCTACAAGATCAAAGACCCGATCTGGAAGGAAGCGATGGAACTGATCGATAAAGCGATCACTGTAACCTCTACTAAACAGTACATCTCTTTCTCCGTCAGGGATGAAGCCGGGAACTACAACAAGGTAGTACTGAACTTCAGTGCTCTTTGATACTGTCGCATCCTTATGCAGCAGTTTTTGACGAAAGCAAGGGGCTAAAGATGATGACCGCAGAAATGATACAAGATAACGAGGTAAACGTGGACAGTTTCAATGACCGCTACTATAGACCGGATGAGATAGCCGACATGCTGAATGTCGACCGCTCCACCGTATATCGTATGATCAATAACATAGCTGATCCTCTCCCCGCTTACCGCATAAGTGATAAGGGACCCCTCCGGGTTCATGGAAAAGACATTAACAAATATCTGGAAAGCCACAAGGTACGCCCTGAGTATGAGTAACGCTCTTGAGTTCCGAATTAAGCGGGATAACTGCAGAGATGCCTATCTGAACGGCAAGACAGATCCCACTGAGCTGGCGGTGATCTTCGGAGTTTCCGATATCACCGTCCGCAAGTGGATCAAATCCGGCAAGTGGGCAGAGCTGTTCAAAGAAGAGCGCAAGCTTGACCATGAGATTAGCTTAGCCCGTAAGAAAGCGCTCATCCAGGCACTCAGAGAGTATGCCAAGAACCCGGCAGATACCGCTCTGCAGAGCCTAGTCTCACTCATCAAACAGAACCAGAAGGACTCCGAGCCTTCCAAGGAGCTGAACGACTACATCGTACGCTTCCTTGACCAAGTTACCGACTTCATGATCGAGAAAGGGCATGAGACCCTGCTCAAGCAGTTTAACGGCATCGTAATCGATCTGGCTGAGTATCTGAGAGTCAGAAATGCTTAAATACATACCTACAGCCTACATAGACCCTCCAAACCCGACAGCCTGCGCGGGGCTGTTGCCTCCTGCCCCGCACCTTCCTGCCATCCTACATAGTCCTCATCGCCACCCCAAAATGGCGGTGGGGTTTTCCGGTTATGTCTAAGAAGTTCCTCCAACGGCATAACAAGGCATTGGCGGAGATCGCATCCAAAACGATCTCCGTCTTGCCTTTTATAGACGATAATCCTGAAGCCAAAGCTGAGAGGATAAAACGCACCACAGCAGATGGATGGGATGCATTCTCGTTCTTCTGTCATACCTATTTCCCGCACATCTTCCCACTACCTTTTTGCCCAGCACATGAGACTATGTTCGATGAGACTGATAAGGGCTCAGGCATCATCGGAATCACAGGTTTTCGTGGGCTGGGCAAAACGGTACTCATGGGAGTGGTCTATCCTATCTGGAGGATCATCAAAGGCGAACGTTATGTGATCCATACTGCCGCAGACGTAGATCTGGCGCAGGAACGTACTGCCTTTACATTGCATGAACTGCAGAACAATAAGCGCCTCACAATGGACTATCCTGAGTTGCAGCCAGTGGATGCCTTTGATCTCGACTTCTATCTCAAGAATAAAGCCAGGATACGTGCCAGAAGTATCAAACAGAGCCATCGTGGAACTATCAATCCCAAGACTGCCAAGCGGCCCGGACTGATCGTCTGTGATGATATAGACAAAGAAGAGAACATGGGAAACCAGTCCATCGGCAAGAGACGTATGGAGAAGATCACCCAGGAGCTTGCCGGAGCTCTCTCACCAGAGGGAAATGGCAAGATCGTCTGGCTCGGTAACCTGGTACACCCCAATTACTCCATCTGCCAGTTTCAGGAGCTCATATTAGGCGATTTACGAGCAGATAATCCAGAATTAGACGTTGCCTACCAGATTGCATTAAAGACCCACCAAAAGGCGATATTGCGCTTCTCTCTCGAAGATATGCATGGCAAGTCCATCTGGGAGGAGCAATACCCCACTGCCACTCTGCCAAACCTGCGAGCCAAGTTCGGTCATACCGGATATCAGAGAGAGATGCTTGGACAGCCGGTAATCGAAGGCAACATTTTCAAGAACCACTGGTTCACCAAGTATAGAACCTTGCCGGAACCCTCCCAAATGAAGCGGGTTTGGCTCTATGCCGATCCAGCTTGGGGCGAGAAGGGGTGTTACAAGGCTGTCATCTCTATAGGCTACGATGGTAACAGGTTCTATGTGATCCATGTCTGGATACGGCAGACTGAGAACACCAAGTTCTTCAGATACTACTATGATGCCTATCAGGAGTTGGATCGCACCTACCGAGTGAAAGCCAGAGCAGCCTGTGAGACCACCTACGGGCAAGCTCGTATCCTTGCCGACTTCGATCGGTGGGCACAAGACAATCATCTGCCACCGATAAGCCACCGCATCAAGCGCATAGATAACAAAGACAACAAGAACCTCCGCATCGAGAGAACAGAGACCATCATTGAGACAGCCAAGGTACTCTTTCCGGAGGGACAGGATACACCAACCCTGATATCACAGTTCCTCACTTATCCTGATGGCTACATCGATGGCTGTGATGCACTGGCTGGCTGTCTGGAACGCTTCTCTGAATACGATATTGGCAGGAACAGAGTCAAAGTCCGGAGATTCTCTTTCTAATGAACTACTATGATCAACTCATGCTTGAGTACTACCGTGTCCTCAATAATGCCTGGAAGACCGAGATCAGAGACGCCGCCAGACTTGCCATCCAGATGTTGAGTGACATGCCCAAAGCAGAAAAGATCAACAAGGACTCCATAGATAAGCTTATGGGCATCATCAATACCCAGTTGGGAGATGACTTCGCAGCACTGGTCAATGAGCCCACCAAAGCGATAATAGACCGCTGTGTGCGGCTCGGACTCAAGGACACCCAAGTGCAAGCCCCTAACAAGACCAGCATCGGGCTCTGGGGCATTGAAGATCAGCATCTCTCATCCACCATCCAGAAACAGCAGTTGTTCTGGATCGGGAACCACTTTGAAGCCGATGTCAGGCAGAGCTTTGCAGATACCCTTTCCAAAGCCATCGAGCAGGGTTATACCAAAGAGATGCTTGCCAATACTCTCAAAGATCAGTTCAATGATCTCGCCAACAAGTCATCCCACTACTGGCAGGGATTAGCAGAGCATACCGCTCTCAGAATACGTGAGTTCGGAAGACTGCAAGGCTACAAGAAAGCCAAAGCCAGATACTATAAACTGGTTGTGATCCTGGATGACCGCACCAGCGACATCTGCCGGGCATTGGCTGCTCAGGACAAGGTATATCCCCTAAACGACGCCCTCGAAGTGATGGACAACCTCATGGCTTTAAACACCAAGTCCAACAGCCTGGATGATGCCCGGGAATACATAAAAGCCCTAGCACCTTGGATCAAAGACGTTCAGATCGAATACGACTCAGAGATGAACCCAATCGGTGTCTCCGGAGCGCATACTCCGTTCCCACCCTTTCATTGGAAATGTAGGACGACGACCGAAGTTTATTAAACTAGAGTTGCTACTAAATGGAGGCTATGTTAGTTAATCCATTAAAATGTTCTGTGTCAATCTTCCTTACTTCATCAAGCAATTCTTTGATGATTTTTTTCGAGTTTTCTAGGCAGCTTGTATCAAAATCTGTTAGTGCATCGGCTTTTCTGTCATGGGAAAAGTCATTAACAAACCTATAAAGTCTCATACGTTTCTCTGAGTCTTTGATAAGTTTTTCCATTTTGCTATACAGATCTTTATTGTTTGGGATGCGGAAATTTAGAAAAGTCTCTAAATAACGTCTTGCAATATTTGGATAAAAGTAGCATTCATCTAATTCTGTATCGCTGCTGTTCGCAAACTGATGTAGCAGTTTAAAAAGAAATTGATACTCAGATTCGTAATCAGCTAATAATCTATCCATCGGCGCAATACTTGCGTTTCTTGCGCCATCGACTATGTGGTTTTTAATCATCAAGAATTGATAATTTTTCTCAGCCTCTTTTATCTTTTGGGGATCTACTTTTTTCTGACGTTTCATCCACATTTTAACCATATTAAGAAACTTGTAATTGTGAGTGAAAATAAGTATCTGCTGAGCATTATCTATGTTATCAACCATATATGAGAATGCATGGTATAAGTAATTCGAATCCAAGCTTGAAACAGGATCGTCAATGACTATAATCGTATCTTCTATCCGGGTATCCTTGTCGGAAAGTGTAAGAATAAAGTAAATGAATGCTATTGCGCTTCTTTCGCCCTCACTTAGTCTCTGAGCAAGACCGTTATTTCTATTTATTGTATAGCTTACATCATCCTTTGGAACTAGCCTTATATCATCTCTTCCTAAGAAACTCTGAAGGTGCTTATTGAAAGTGTCCATAGCAAGTTTGCTATCCGATATTTTTATCTTAATCTCTTGAATTCTATCTGTTAAGCTTTTAAACGTGGGTTCTGACTCTTCAATCTCATGATTAAGAGAGGATTGTCGAGTTACTAACTTCTTATAATCTGGGTACAATCGATTGACTATGTGCTTCTCTATCTTTGCTTTATATCCAATGATTTCCGCCGTAAAATTATCTGATTTCGTATTATGTTTATCCACAATCAAATTGCATTTTTTTAAGTCGCTTCTTAGTTGCTCTATCTTTGGATCATCATACTTCCCTGGCGTAAAATTTGGCGAACTAAACACATTCGATTTTTTGGTTTCAAGAAGACCCTTCAATTCGTTGATTATATTTAAGTAGCCTTGATAGTGTGTTGATAAATCAGTATAAGCAGTTAGATAATCACCTTGTAAATCTGAGTATAACTCACTATAACGAGACTGAAGATTTTCATTTATGTACAACTGTAGTTTTATTAAGTTTAAATCAATGCGATTAGTTATATCTATGTAGCTATCACTAAAATGGCCCTCTAATTCATTAAGACGTGTTTGATCAATTGTATTCCCGCAAAACTGACATATAGTCTTGCCTTTGTGTAAGAACAGGCCTTCTTTGACCCATAAATTCAGTACATTATCTTCCATTAAGTCATTAATAGTCTTTGAAATCACAGTTTCGTTACATATGTTTAACATCTCATCATAGTCTTTTACAGTGAGTAGATTCAAATCTGGGATATTCGCCAACTTGGGTTTAACATGCTGATTTGTCATTTCTTTGGCAATTTTGAAGTCATTTTCAGTTAAGTAATGAGCGCTTTGATTTGTATCTAACTCAGTACTTATCGCAATAATTGTATCCTTCAAATGACTTTTATTGTAGTTCTGAAAAATATCTTTGTTTTCATTCCTAAGAAGTTCTTTGATGTCCTTTGATTTATTTATCAGTAGCTTATCGACTTGTATGCTTAGGCTTTCGGATTCCAACTTGTTATGCTTGATTTTGCTATCCAAGGATATCAGTAGATCCTCCTTTATCTTCAGTTCTTCTTGAAGATCAATACTGTCTTTCCCGATATAAAAGATTAAATTGGTTGAGCATTCATCCCACCTAATGTTGGATTTTACGAACTCATCATCAAAAACCCTTGCCAGTGGTTTGTGGTCGATGTAATTAGCGTTGTTAATTTCAACTGAGTCAATGGTTAATGAAAATTCTGAACTACTATCTACAGCGCCAAGTGAGATTTCCTTAAGCAACTTTGCTAAAGTTGATTTCCCTGTAGCATTCCATCCGTAGACAAGATTATACTTCTTCAACTGCAGAACCGGAATGGACGATAAATAATTGTTATATATCCCATAGCCCTTGATTTTATTGATTGAATCAATCATACTTCCTCTTTTGGTTATACATTATCAGTATCAACTATACATCAAGTAAGTCGTGACTGTTTTGAGATAGCAATATCGCCAACATTATTTCTATCTCTGCCGGAGTAATAACATCCAACCATCTCATTTGATTTCTCATTCTTTTCCAGAGTAGTAGTACCTATGTGCATATGCATAGTATGTAACGCAGCAGGTATTGGATTATTGACATATTCATAAGTTAACGTATAGCAATGCGGATTACTTGTAAAAATCGAAGCAGAATGACTATATGATGTAGATGACTCTGTTTCTAATACTATCAAAATTTCAGTCCAAGTTTGATATACAATAATCCGAATATTTTTATTGGCTTGGAAGTTGTCATATGAAGACTTCAAGGTTCCGGTCCATTCACCAGATATAACAGGAACTCTAACCAGTTTAATCTTATGCATAAAGCTAATTCGCCATAACCACTCATTAAAGATTAAATAGAGAAAACCGAATACTCCGAATACTGAGGGTATGGATATCCAATAGGATACTTCGATTGTCTTATGTTCAAGAATGTAGTATATCCCATAGCAGATGATAACGCTGAGTATAGCTAAAATAAACAGAACATTTTTCCTTTCATTTGAGTCTGTAGCGTATGGGTGTTTGCTAGCTCCAATCATTCCAAAACCCTATTGCTTCATTAATGAACTTCTTTGCGTCGATAAGGTTCCACTGAGTATTACCAGTACCGAATAAGTCATAGAGATCATGCTGACATCTAAACTTCTCTATTAGACCATTATTTCTTGATTTCCCAATGTAATCTAAGATGTTATATGTTGTATTGTAATGATTAGTTCCAAACAGATTGTTGGGCACATTATATAGTAAACACTCGATGAAATATGATGGAGCTTCTTTCTTTGTAATAGCTTGTTTATCAACAAGGTTGTTGCGTATGTTCTTAAACACTCTGATAGTAGGTTTGTACCACGAATTAGTGCTCTGGTGCTTTGAGACCCCATTATTATAATGATAATCTGGATAGTTGATCACTTGAATACCATCTGCCGTCCAAAAAGTAATCCCTTCATAATAGCTCGATAGGTTATCTGTATAAAATCTATACTCAGCGCAAACAACTACATCACAATTCAATGTCCCAGTTGGTTTTACGACCTGTAACGCTTTGTTCTTTTCTTTAACCTTCCGATCATCGTAATAATCAAACAAAGCAGATAGTATGTCTTTCTTGAAATCTGAAAACTGATAACTTGCAGTAGTTAATCCCAGTTGTTTCTTCTGATCAGGCGTTAGATTGTTATAAAAAGTAGATGTTAAAGATACGACAAGATCAACATCCATGTCTCCATAGATATTTGTATCATTTTTATATGAGCCTTGCAAGTATTTATCGTAGAATATCCCATCAGGAAATTTGAAGGAATCGATCGCATTCCTTACAGATTCATGGGTTTGCTTTGCTGTAACTTGTGCACCAATATGTGACCATGTTTCTAATTGACTTTCTGAGATTGACATGTAACCTCCAAACTTAGTTTACCATAGAGTTTATCATGGTTAAACACTTCACCCATTTCCCCATATTCTCCCAAGCTTCATTCACATCAGACAGCTTGACTTCCACATGGGCAACACGAGTGTTTCTGAATTCATTCACTTCAGATAGTAGAACGTATAGCTCTCCCATCTTTTCTCCGGAATATGCTTTCTCGACATCATTCCATACTCCATTTGCTCCAAATCCTCCTTTCTGAGCATATTCTAAGCAAAATAGTAATGTCCCTAGCTTCATTATCGGACGCGCAAAGACTAAGTTATCCCTAAGGTATCTGCCAAACTTCTCCAGTACATTTCTTTTCCTATCATAGACATTTGAAAGATCTGGCATAAAATATGCCTCTCTCCATGACATATCAGCCGGAATCTTACTTTGTAACCCACTTACTAATAAACGCATAGCATAATCGTCAAGGTTGAAAAGAAGTGGTTGGAATGCATGAGCATAATCGTTCATTTTTGTCTTTTCCGCATGATCAAGAATTAGTAAAGCCTGCCTAACGCTTTCATGAATATCTTCTGGGATGCACTGTATCGAGCCAATCTTCAGAATCTTATCAAAGAGGGGATCGGCGATATCAGTATCTGGGGCAGCGTCAAAATCTATATAAATCTGCTCGGTTATTCCTTCTTTAATCAAATTCTGTAAGGATGGCTCACAAGCCCGGGCAAGCTCTTCCAGAGAGTTTGCAGTGCTTTGTTGAAACAGATGATAAGGTAGATACAAGTAATGCCATTTCACTTTTCCTTTAGATGCAGATTTACACCATTCAATAGCGGCTTTTGCTTTGAGTGCTACCAGATTATCTTCTCTGCCCTTCAATTCACACAGGTAAACGTCACCGGATTCTACTCTTACAAAGAAATCGGGTACATATAGAGCTCTATGCTTATCTGGCTTCAGATAATCAATCGTCAGTTTTTGAGGACCTGCATTCTTGGCAAAAGCCTCCACATCATTTAATCTATCACACTCAAATGCAAATTCCTGCTCAAAGCTGCTATCACAGGGCACAAGATTGAACATGGTTCTTCTTGCAGTAACAGCCGGACGTTTCTCTGTGCTTGTAGCTTGGTAAGGTTTCCAGCTTGATAGTCTTGTCTCAGAGCTGTTCCGTTTGCGATCCTGTATAGTGGTTTTTTTAGCCATGATCAGTGGTGTAAATACAGCAATTACATGCTCTTTGACATCTGTGTCCTGCATGCGATGATCCACTTCACCTGTGAATAAGTCCACTTCCCTTTCAAACAGAAGCTTAGAGATAAAATCATGTATCAAAGGCAATAGTACAGTTTGATAGTCCGTCAGTTTACATGCTCTGGCAAGCATCAGCGAGAAGTAGTTGGGTGCAGACCAAGCAGAATTTAACAAGCCAAGATCAAGTTTCCAAGTACCTATCACTTCTTTGGTGAATAGATGCCTCTCTTTAAACTCCAGTTCTGTCGATTTTGCCTTTCCAATCGGTAGTTTCTTATACTTTCTAAACTCACTGGCTACTTCGTCAAAGCTAAGATCTTCAAGCTTGGAGCTTGTTTCGATGGAGTCGCTAATGTAGGGTATAGAGATATCCAGTTTTTCGGAATCCTTGTGTTCTGCATCTACGTAGATCGTCACTGTCTGTTTAAGGCTGTCTCTTTCAGGTAAGACAAGAATATTGAATCCTTCCAGTTGCAGTTCCTCTTCATACAGCTTACGAAAGGCGGGATGGTGGATAACGGTTACCATCTCAGGAATATCTCCAGAGGGATTCATCCTTCTCAGCCCTCTGCCCAAAGTCTGTTCGGGCAAAATACCTGATGCAGCTGAATATGCCCTCAAAGGGACAATCGTAGAAACATTTTTTATGTCCCATCCCTCTCTGAGCATCATCACTGAGACGATACACCGATATTTACTGTTGGGGCTGTCCAATTCTCTGGACATTTCTCTCAAAGCTTTGAGGTCATCAGGTTTCATATCCTTTTCATTTTCGATGAATTCTTTGATCTCTTTGCCAAATCTGGTTGTTTTTTTGATCCTGCCTTTGATTTTTGTATGGATGTTTAAAACTCTCCCTTTTAGCAGTGGAAAGGCATCACCATCAAGATATCTTGCTATCTCATTTGCAGATGCAGAATCCTCAGTCATCACAAAAAGAATCGGTTTACGGACCTTTTCCCATTGATTATATGATTCCTCATATCTCTGATAACCTACTTGGAGATGATTGCGATACTTTTCGGGGGCGGGAGCATTTTTATCCCCTTGATTGTTCAATCGATCTGATTCTCCAAGGACGGGTACCTTTACAATTCCCGCATCTACAGCTTCTCCCAGAGGAAAATCACATACTATATGCCTAAAGAAATCACCATTATTATGCTTTGGTGTTGCGGTAAAATCAAGCTGAAGGCACACACCATCCCGGCCTTTGTTGAGGCTCATCCGATGAAGTGAATCGATAGCTTTATTCCATGCAAGCTCAGGATCATGCAAATGGTGTGCTTCATCATTCAGGATCATTATCCCCTTATGAGATGTTATCCGCTCTCGTAAAGCTATGGAAGTATCAAGAGCTTTATTACGTTTTACTTCGGGTCCCCAAATCGAGCCTTCATCATCTATGTTGTTATCCCGGGACTCATACAATCGGTGGATGTTCGTTAGATAGATCGCTCCGAAGGATACTTCACCACCGGGCTCATCCTGAAGAATGGTCTTTAACTGAAAATCACCCTTCCATTCCTCCGGGATTAGAGGATCAGTATCAAAGATCTTCCTGTTTTCAAAATCGTCTTTGAGCCTCTCATACACTGTCAGGTTGGGAGCGATAACCACAAAATGCTTAACTAAACCGGAGTTCTGCTCTCTTAAGCTATTAAAATAACTCCAGACAATAGCTAAACTCATCACCTTTGTTTTTCCGCCTCCAGTGGCTATTTTACAACAGCACTTCAGCCATTGGTCTTCAATTGGCATAATGCCCAAGGCTATGTCATCAAATATTCCGCCTCCGAACTCTGTTAGCAGGGATGCTGTGTTTCTTACTCTTCTTAGCTCATGCAAATAGATGATCGATTCGATTGCTTCTCTCTGTGCCCAATGATAGTGAAAAGGATAAGACTCTCCGGTTGAATTGTCTTTTATCATGTGGTCAGTATTGAACCAGTAGTTGAGCAAGTATCTACTCGTTTCACTTACCCCGGAATAACCTCCACGCCTCCACATATCAACTTCAGAACGAATAGCTCTTACTAATGGGCATCTACTGGGTCTGCGACCTGGCTCTACTCGTGCCGGGCTGTTATCATCTGCGCCGGGTACTCTGTATCCTGAGGGCTCCTCCCAAGGCTTAAAAATTGGCTTTAGGGCGTCAAGATTCCGTTCATTTAAGATTGTAGCCAAATCACACCTCCACAGGGATTACAATCGTTGTGTCCACTCCAAATACATCTATTACTTTGACACAAATCTCATGCTTTCCAGTATCGTGATACTTCCAACCAAGATCTGTTTTGGTGGAGAGCGCTCTCTTCTTTTTGATCCTGAAATCCTGCCAATGGTGTTCGAAGGGTTTATCTTTGCGATAGTCGAAATCAACAGCCCAAAAATCTATGAAATCAAACGGGGACTTGACTGAGCGTTCTCTCAGAGCATTTACCTCTTTTTCTGGTGCTTCTGCCAGAGAGGGGATAAAGCTTTCCAATGCAACATCAATTTTACCCTCTTTATCCCTTAGAACTGCAGCTTTCAAGTATCCGGCTTCAAAAAATTGGCATTCGGTGCGGTTACTTTCCATAATCTCACGCGGGATATAAAAAAGCTTGATCTGGACGCTATATTCAGCTTCAATGGCTTGCTTGCGAATCGTTAACTCCATCTCAAACTCCCAAGCAAGTATGTGAACTTCTTTGGCTCCCGCCACACTTGCAGCACGAGCAACATTAACTAACTCCTCACCTGTGAACATGCCGTCAATTTCATCTATATGAATCAATGCTCCACCCTTCTTCCCATGCAGTAATGAACTTGGCGGATTGACGAGTTCAGTAGCTTTGTAGAACTTCATAACAGTAGCCCGGTGCTCAGTATCCGCTCCATGCAATCTCTCTTTTTGCCACCATTGTCTTTCGTATCTTCCAAGATTATAAACATCAAAAGATCGATAGGGCTTTCCGGATAAGTGAAGCTCTCTTTGAACCTGCAACATTCTTTTCCTGGTGGTGTGAATGCTGAATCTGCCTAAATCAACTCCAATCCACTTCCGACCGAGTTTTTCTGCTACAGATAATGTAGTCCCTGAGCCGCAAAAAAAATCTGCTATAATTGAGTCATCACGGCTTGAAGCAGAGATGATTCTGTCTATCAATTTCTCAGGTTTCTGTGTAGGATAGTTTTGAATCTCGGGCGAATTAACAACTGTCTGAAAACTGGCAACATCGGACCATACATCTGATATAGGAACTCCATCAGTATCTTCCAGGTATATCCTTTTTGTTTTCGTTATTGACTTATAATGCCTACCATTTTCGTCAACTGCGTTGAATCTTTTTAACTGTGCATCGCTGTATGGTAAGTATAATTTGTTAAATATTGGGTTTGATGATTTACTGTAGTATAAAAGAGTATCGTGTCCTCTAACATAATTATTTACAAGACTTTTATAACCAGAAACTCCACTTAGACTCCAGATAATTTCCCTCTGAAAATTATTAACACCAAAGATTTCATCACACAACAACCTTAAAAACCCAACTACTCTCCAATCGCAATGTACATAGAATGAGCCGCTTTCACTAAGAAGCTCTTTCATCAGTGAAATTCTTTCGTACATCATGTGAATATATGAATCAGTACCTTTACCCCACATATCACGATAAGCCACTGCTTCCATAACAGATTGTTCTTTATAAATCGTCTCTTTCGAATCACCAAGTTGTACGTTTAAAGTAAAATCAGCACCTACATCGAATGGAGGGTCAATGTAGATCAAGTCTATCTTGCCTCTAAAACTACTAAGCAATGAGTTCATTGCTAACTTATTGTCACCCCAGATAAGCATGTTGCGGAAGTCATCTGGATGGCTATTCTCGTTAAACTTAGTTTCATCGAATATCTCATCCTGTACGGTACGGCCAGCTTTTATGCGGTCATGTGGTTCATCAATAGTTTCGATTTTTTGTAATGGATAGGGCGTTGATGGTAGTTTTATCTCTCTCCTATTGCCGTATTCATCGTATTTCCCCTCCCAGATCAATTCCGTCTTTTTCTCTGATAATGGGTGGGGGTTGCTGGGACCCCATAAATTATGGTTCATAGTTCAATTCTCCTCATACTTTTGTTAGTAGAGAGCAGCTATCTCAGGCAATCGTATATACCAAACGATCGGATAGCTGTTTTCACTTGTTCCTGAATTTACAAGAGCTACAGCACGAGATATTTGTCAATCCTAAAATCTGTCGCATCCTTATGCATCCTTGTTTGTGAGAATACAGGGGAGTGTTTTCATAGCTCCGGATCGATGATCCAGTAAGTTCAAGGAGCATAAATGGAAGCGAAACTGATGGATAGAATCAAGGAGCAGCTTGTCAGACATGAAGGTCTGAGGCTGAAACCATACCGCTGTACAGCAGGCAAGCTGACAATTGGTATTGGTCGCAATCTCGATGATTGCGGGATATCCCAAGCCGAAGCCTACGTCATGCTGATCAATGACATCATGAACTGCGAAAAGCAGCTTCAGTCGAAGATTCCCGATATCTACAATGGTCTTGATGAAGTGCGTAAGTCTGTGCTGCTCAATATGTGCTTCAATCTCGGTATTTCTGGTTTGCTTGGCTTCAAGAACACTCTGGAGTTTACCAAAGCCGGAGACTGGGAACGGGCTGCCAATAACATGCTTGTGTCCCGTTGGGCAAAGCAGGTCGGTCGCAGAGCGATTGAGCTATCAGAACTGATGAGGAAGGGTAAGTGATCCCTATCCCGGTCGAGACTATTGACCTGCTGGCAGTGCTCAATCTGCCCAAAGAGATGGCGGATAACGTTATCTTCAAAGAGCATAGAGGGCTGGTCATGGAGACCATCAGAAGCCTTGTTTTGGATAACTTCTACCATGATGCAATTCGCAACGACTATCCTGATGATGATCCATTCCTGGTCTCTTTTCGTTTTGGGTACTGCTTTCTAATGCTGCAGAGCACTTGCGAGTTTCTCAATTTGAAGACCCTGGGCGAGGGAATAGTCAAGACAGTAGGATTAGACCAATCCGCTACCGAACTGCTCACAGGAAGCGAAATAGACGCATTTAAAGCCAATCTTGAGCTGAGGGCACTGACTCTGCTTCGGAACTATCTCAATCAAAGTGGTATGTATCGACTCACAGAGTTGAAACCGAGACTTCCTAAAGTGCTGAGAGCTGGGGTGATCTGAAATGAATAGCACGCAGATGACGCAGATCGAACGGATTGACGCAGATTTTTGTATCTCAAAGATTTTCAATCGGAGTTGCCATGCCTGAGCAGAACTCCAATACCATTGATGCGATCATGATTGAAGTTTACCGGGCTATCTACAGTGCTCTTGAGAGTAGACTGCATTTGATCGGGAGTGTTATTGATGCCGACTCCCGCAGGGAGATTCTCACTCAGCAGATCTACGATAAAGGCGATTTCTACGGAAACACGGGATACGTAGTGGAAACCAATGACTCAGGCATGACTCTTAGAGTGGGTTCGAACGTGAAACACGAGCCTTTTGTTTTGGGCGGTAAAGTGCCTTCCTGGACTCCCATCGCACCACTCAAGTCATGGGTAGAGCGGAAAGGGCTCTCGTGGACTGATAAGAAGAGTGGGAAACTACTCACTGTGGATCAGATAGCATACATGATCCAAGTCAAGATCAAGCGGGAAGGCACCCAAGCTCGGAACGTTTTTGCCCAGGTTATAGCTAACCGGGAGCAGTGGATATATCAACAACTCAACTCCATCGAGGTAAGTCTATGAGCGCTTTTGAGAAGTTTATCGCAGATCGGAACAGGATAGTGGATGCCCTTAAGTTTTGCGATATTCCCACCATCCAGTTCAACAAAGACAGCATTCCCAAGCAGTTGCCCTGCGCTATCGTGATATTGGATTCCGAGACAGGCAAGAACGGTACATCCCGTCAGTTCGTAAGCACGGACATAGCATGGACTGTCTTCCTGATCGTCAATGCCCATAACGTAGATGATCCAGACTCTGACTTGTATCAACTGAAAGAGAAGTTCCGGAGTTTCTACCTCAAGCTGATGAACCGAGACATACCCAGTATCGAGTATTACACCAGCCGCATCGATGGCTCTCGCTTGGTTCGGATCGCTAAGATCGACCTGCTGAAGAGTGGCACAGGAGCAGGTGCATGAGAGTAATGCGACTGGGTGGCTATAACCTTGCTATCAGCTCAGTATCTGATCTGATCGAGAGCAAGTACAAGCCGGAAGCCATTGACCTCTCAAAGTGCCAGAGAGTGGGCAAACAGCTCATCTC